CAATTATATCGTAGCAACCCTCAGAACCTGCTGCGGGTGTGCCACTCCAGAGTCCGTCCTCGTCAATATAAACGCCATCAGGGAAGTTTGAATAAATTGTGTTACCGTGGTGGAATGGGCTAGGAATACCTGTGTCTACAATTTTCATAGGCAATTCCATCATCCCATGAGAGTCTACGGCTTGTCTAACAATTGGTGTTCCGTCTGCAAGCTGTGTGACAGGTGTACCAACTTGAAGGACGATTGTACCTTGCCTGTCATCCGTCCAAGTAGCTCCTTGGTTAGCTAGTTTGATGTATGGAGTAGCTCTGTCGCAGTGGCTAGGAGCTTCGTATTCATCACTACCGTTTGTTATAGTTCCTGTGTATCCTGCCTTCCAGTCCGAGGTAAATCCGCCGTATTGAGCCATCACATCTGAACTATCAACTGGGTCACCATCTATGTTACTAGCAGGATAATACCCGCAATCTATGTTGTAAGAATCTTGCCCCAACCCAAGGAACGTAGCCTCCATAGCGTTATTGCTCCAGTACAATGAAGAAGGTAAGTCGTTTTGCGACAGACCTGCTGCTAGAGTATAACCGTCTAATACTAGACCAAAAAACTGAGGGGTTGAGCCTGTAGGTGTTGCAAATGTAGCCCACTTATCCGACCTAGAGATTCCGTTAATGGTATAAGTAATAGTCCATTTAAGGAGAACAACTTTAGATATCTGCGAGCTATTGGCAAGACTATTACTGTAGACCACGGAGTCATTGTTTGTCCAGTAACCATCAAAGTTCATACTGATGTTCGCTGTCAGTGTACCGTTAGGCACTACAGTATATCCTGGGTCTGGGTTAAACATGTCACTAGGCCAAGTCACAGTATCAGTATTATAGGCAGAGAGGTCGTGTGCTTGACCTAAAAGACCAACGCCTGTCACACTCCAATACTGAAACCAATATCCAACCTGACTTTGGTTAGGCGGCTGGAAACCACCACCAACTGCACTAGGTGATACCTCGTCCCATACTCTCCACAGACCTATATTGGCTAGTCCGCCCAAGGCATATCCGAAATCTGACGCTGCATTATTCGATGAGTAGGCACTGTTGTTCAGCCCAACCCAGTCATCGCCAGTTCTATTGCTAGGTTTTACGAAACTTTGCGTGTTGATTTCTACGTCCCAGCTTACGCTAGAGCCAAAACTCCAAGGAATTGTTGTACTTATTGTAGCTGTCTCGAACGCTTTTGGGTGAGATGTGCCGCTGCTATCGGTATGGGCCTCTTTCTCGAAACAATCTAAAGAGCTGCTTCCAGAAACAATATCGCTTTTAGGAAATACACCTATACTGGAAAAGTCCGTGCAAGGTTGTGCCTGACCTCCATTTATTGGATTAGCACCTTGCGAGCTGAAGTATCGACTAATTATGTTAGGCGCGCCTTCTGTTGTTACGGGTCTTTTCCAGTTAATTAAAGAACTTGCAGATTGATTGATTCGCTGGTCTTTCGAGTCCATAAATCTAGGATGAACCCATTCACACCAGTTATATACGTCAGCCGTACCCTCACCAAAATTATCAGGCAAGGTGTTTGAAAGGGGGAAGTTGAATTTGCTTTTAGAATAGTTTCCTATAGGGGGCTGTACTTGAGTCAGTTCTATCTGCCCCGTACCTATACCTATAGTCAGCTCCCAGTCCGAGAAATAGCCGCCAGAACCATCGCTTAACTTCATTGTACGAGGGGCCGACGTGAAGTCCCAGTAGTTAAAACCTTCGTAATCTCCACCAAGAACCAGACCTCCATCGCTCAACGCACCACCGACTGTAAACGAACCTGTGATGTCGCCAGTACATGTCATCCTAAACCTGAAGCTTAGCGTGTATTGATAACCTGCTCTTACGACAGATTGTCCAGAGGAAGCACCTGCAGGGTCATTAAGCACATAATCTGACGAAGCTATTACGGCTTGGCGTAGATAATATTGCTCAGCGTCGACTGTAAAGACTTCATATGTACCTGCGAAAGGATTACTAGCAGGTAGTGTGAAAGAGTTGCACCTAGCTCTTGGTGAGTTGGGGTTGATGTATTGCCCGCCTACACCTTGAGCTGGTCTGTGGTCGACACACCAGCGAACGTAGTCACAACCTGTGACCATATCATTCGAGCAGCAGCAACTTGTTTCTGCCGCATCGAACACTATATACTTATGTCACGACTGAGAGAACTTGCCGTTCTTCAGCATAACGTATTTTCCATCTTTAGTCATTGTTAATTGCCCCTTAACAAGTAGCAGATATAATAGTTTCATTGCAGGAGATTACAACTAATGCTCCTGTGTTATCGTATGTCGCCAAGCCATAAGTAGCTTTAGTCATCTGACCCGTTGGTCTCCGGTAATGGTTTGGGGGTGCAACGATGTCGTAGTCCTCTTCTATGTATGTGCCGTCACCTTCGAACAATTTAATTGAGTATGTCCAAGAAGCTGCGCTGTTAAACGTACCTTGAAGACCGCCGTCACCAGAAGAGTTACCTTCAGCCTCTGGGTCATCCCAAGTCATCTCAATTGGGAATACGGAGGCAGATGGTGCTGATACTAGTACGACGAAGCAGTTGTACTCTCTAGAGTATGTCGCTGTATGTACTCCAGCAGGTATAGCCGTACCAGAGACGTTGAACACTTTAGCGTGCCAGTTGTCATTCTTCTGTACGGATTGAGTGTCTGTAGTTGGGGTCGTAGCCTCCATGGAGTAGAAGACCTTAGCATCCTTACAAGTCATAACGACCTCGCCTGTAGGCTCCATCGTCTCGTCACCGCTATCCGGCTCTTCTGGAGTTGGGTCGACCTCTTCCTCAAGCTCTGACACTGCTGGTATGGACTCTGTGGTGACTACTCTGATAGTAGTCGATGGTCTGTCCATGTTAACACATAAGAACAGCGACTCAGCTCCTTCAAAGTCATCTGCGATATAGAAGCTAGTTATTTTAAAGTGTCCGAATGGCGCGATGCGAACAGACGAAGCACTGCTTAGGGTTAAGTCTTTAGCGATATAGTAGGCTGCGTCATGCTGCCCTTCGTACTGGTTCTCAGGGTTGTTAACATCATATCCAGCTAGTATGCCCTCACCAGATACAGCCTCTTCCATAGTCACCTTAACGATAGCCATGCCTGATACATAGACAGAACCGGATTCTTTATCGACACCTTCACTGCCTGTTATAGCGTAGTTAGCTGGCTTACCACCAACCTCAGTACCAGTCTGTAGTTCTCTAACTACATACCCAACTAAAGATGGGTCCTTCTCCTCTAGGTTATACCTAGCAACGATACGACAAACTGTATGGGGTGGTATGAAGTCTCCATCTGTTTTAGCAAATGCTAGATTCTCCGTGTACTCAGGACTAGGTCCAGTACCGTTTTCGGGGCTGTTAAACCTAGTAACTGCATCTGCGTATTGGTTCCAAGTGCTCGCGGATATAGACCTTGAGCGAGATGTTAGTCTTTTAGGTGTAGCCATTTTATGTTCCTATTCCAAGAAGGGCGAAGCTAGTCTCTTTGTATATACGAGAGATAGAGAAGCCGGATGCGGTTAGGGAAGACTTCTGAGCGTTTGTGTATCCAGATGCTCCTGCGTTAATACCATCGCCGAAGTCTCCGATTGCAACCTCTGTGTCCGCTTGTCTTGTCTTAAGGTAGAAGTAATCCCATGCTGAGAACTCGAAATACGTCTGCTGATTGTTTGCTGGTGGGACTATGATGTCGCTATCAGCATAATTGAAGAAAGTGTTCTGTTCCACTTGTGAACCAGTGCTCCCTACCCATTCGTTAATACGACCCCCCGAATGGCTCGTTGAAGAGACTATAGGGTTGTAGTACCCTTGAAGAGTGCTTGCGTTCCCGTCGAAACCGGAAGTGTCGTAGCTCCCTGCGCCAGTTAATTGTGCATTTGGCAACTTAGGCGAAGGTAGGCTCATTTGGACATAGGGCCTAAACTCGAAGTTGTAGGTTATATCCCAGTCGCCAGAGGCTCTCTGGCTAGACTGCATACCAGTTAGCATAGTTGTACGAGCAGCTAGGTCTCGGAACGTGCTGTCATTCATCGTCCACACTTGAGACATCCTAGCGTATAGCCATGCGTTAGTTACTGTAGCAGCAGCCACAACCTTAGTCACAGAAAAAGTAGATGCAGCTATATTCTTCTCGCACCCCATTGGTAGCGATTGTCGGCTGTCTTTACCAATCTGGTTACCCTCATAGGAGGGGTATGCGAACTTACCGGCTGCGTCTCCAATACCCGACTCTGAGGTGTACCAGCCACTCCTTCTGGCTCTCTTCCCAGTGGCATTGGTTCCTTGAGTATCTATATGTCCGTGGAAGTAGGCATTAAGCTGCTTATCAGCCAACTGGACATATGTAGTACGAGAAGCAAAGTCTCCCGAAACTAGCTCTGGGTCAGTGGGTTCGACGGGAGGACGCTTATCCTGCAAGTCTGGAGTAGTATAGTTAACTGTGCACTCATAGAGAGATTCGGCACCAGCAGCGTCGTAGGCTACTAGTGTCCGAACATCTACATCGTCCACCTGCATTGTCAGAGCCTGAACAGTGACTGCTGCTGGCGCATAGGCTAGTACAGCGGTGATAACCGCTGACTCATCTGAGTAGCCACGAAGCGTGTATAGGCGTGACTGTGTAGCCGTACCTTGCTTTATGTTAGTGGCTCTTGAGCCATGCTTCTCTGTTATAGGTTGGTTCGACATTACTGCTCCCGAAGGTTATTAAGGTTTAATTAAAAGTGACTCTAGTGCATACTTCTTTAGCTGCACGTTAATCTGACGTAGCTCCGACTCTTGTCGATGCTGTGAGTCTAGGTTCTGCTTGTGGACGTCGTTCTGCTTCTCAGCAAATTGACGCATGACGCCTTCGCCACCTAGTCCGCCAATACCCTCTCGTGTAATCTTACGAGTGGTTTCAGACATACGAGAGAACTTAGCCGACTCTCGGCCAGTCTCAGCATCAGCTTCAACCTTAGCAATAATGCCAAGCTGTCTTAGATGCTCACGCGCGACTTCGATTTTGCCTTTTCTGTCAGCCTCATGAGCAGCCTTCATGCGTGCAAGCTCATCCCGCTGAGATTTCTTTTTGCGGCTCTCTTCTTTAGCGAGTGCCTTATCTCTCTTAAGCCTTAGCTTATTTCGCTGGTCTTCTATCTGCTTGTTTCTCCAAGCCAGACCTTCCTTGTCTCTACCTTCCTGAGCAGCAGCGTGCTGTGCCTGCTTGAGAAGTATATCTCTAGCTTCCTTTTCTTTCTCAAGTTGTTTCAGTCTTCGGTCGTTACTATGGAAGAAGCCAGTGCCCTTCTTTTTCTCTAGCTGCCTGTCGTACTCACCCATTTCGTCAAAGAGCTTGAGTGAGTTCGACCCAGTTACGTCTGAGATACCGCCTAAAGAGGAGACGTACACAATCGCATCGACTACATCACCTATGAGGCTGGCTAGCATTGAGAAGCCTCTGTATATTGTTCGAAGCCATGTGACGAATGAGCCGTTCTGGAAGTCATTCAGGGCCGTTACGAAACCTTTAACTCCCTCGCTCATGTTTTTCATCAATGTTCGCCAACCTGTTTCGAGAGAGAGTGTAAGAGCCTCCCAAGACTTTCCCCAATCTCCGGCCATAGCGAAGCCTATAGCAGCTTTAATCCCGTCTGCTATGACGATGCCTCCAGCCTTTGCACCTTTAGCAAAGCCTGAGAAAACGGCTCCAGTCATAAATTCCGAAGCGAGTTTGTAAGAAGCCTGAGCTTCAGAGCCAGTGACTCCAACTACAACACCTTCGACCAAAGTAAGGGCTATGGCTTGGGGACCCCACTCAGTTACTTTAAAAGCATTCACCATACCCTTCATCATAATGCTAGGAGTTTTCTGAACGCCTGATAGTATCTTCGCGTTTAACTGCTTAATTATCTCAGAACCCATCTTAGCTCCTCCCTGCTTAGGGAGAACTTGAGACAGATTAACTCTTTTAGCGTTTTGGTATACAGCCTGTCCAGTTCTAAGAGCAGCACCCCTCTGTTGGGCAATAGCGTTTCTAGCAGCGTATTGAGATTTGAGAGTGGGACCTGCCTGTCTTGAAATCGTCCCGCCAGCTCCGACATTACCCCTCTTAACGCCTGCTGTGAGCAAGTCGTCGGATACTACGGAGCTAACACCTTTCTCGATACCTTTTATTAGGTCGTCGGCGACGTCGAACATCGCAGCCTTGCCGGACGCTCCTGCGCTAAACATCTTTCGAGCCCCGCCAGCATTACCAGCGATTGCTCCATCGTAAGCTGCGCTCACACCAGCCGGAAGACTTCTACCGACAGAAGACTTAGTAGCTCCCGCTATCTGTCTAGCAGATAAGGATGTGCCTGTCTCGAATAGTTTTTCGTTAGCTGCTCTAGTAACCTTTTCGAGACTAGCTAGGTTTAGAGATTTACGCTTAGCCTCTATTAAGACAGCTTCTGCTACTGCCGATTTACGAGTATTCCTAAGTGCCGTTGCTGCGGCTCTAGCTGCCTCTGCTCGAAGTTTGGCACCTTGTCTGCCATAGCCCAACTGCATCTTAGCCATGTTAGCAGTAGCTTTAGCCACTTTGTTTATGGACTGACCAATCTTGTCGTAGCCCTTTGACATCTTAGTCAGTGCCTTGGGGTTGCCCAATGCCATTGAGCCGACGAGAATCTTGTTTAGCTTAGATACAGCGATTCCGGCACCAGCAACAGCGGCAGTGGTTTTTCCGGCTGCGTATGCGCCTATGCCTAGGAAGGCTAGGAAGCCAGTCCCTGCTGTAGAGGCCATAGATAGTGATGTAGCTGTAGCAATCATCACCCCAGTAAACTGGATGAGGCCCCTAGCTACTTTGGGTATGAGGTCTGCTATATGCTGCAATAGCTCTTCGTTATTACCTAAGTCTTTTATGAACTGGGTTATCGTAAGAGTTGCCTTCTGTACGCTGCCAGCTAGTTTATCTCCGATGGCTAGCCAGACGTTTTCTGCGGCTGAGTATAGCTTTCTGAAGCTACCTCCGATACCAGCGTCCATATCTTCAGCGGCTTGCTCTGCCGTGCCAAAAGAGTTCTTTAGCTCCTTGGTGAATTGGTCTAGTTCTTTCTTGGAGCGTCCTAAGATAAGAGCAGAGGATATACCGACCTTACCGAACGCCTTCTTGTATTTCTCGAACTTCTCGACATCAGTCATGTCCTCAGTGGCTTTACGGAATTCTTGTAGAATGTCTCCGAAGTCTCGGAACTCTCCTGCTGTATCCGTAAGGTCGATGTCCAGAGCCTCGGCTGTCTCAGCACCTCTAGTAGTCAACTGGAGGAACGCAGCTCTAAGCTGAACACCAGCACGAGAACCGCGAATACCGTTGTCTGCCATAACAGCCAACATAGCGGACACACGCTCAATCTCCATGCCTGCATCACGAGCTGTTGTGGCTACATAGTTATTAGCTTCACCGAGGTCGATTAGGTTTTGGTTAGAGTTGTTAACTGTATAGGCTAGTACGTCGGAAGCTCTTCTCGCATCTTCTACGCTAAGACCGTAGGCGTCCATAGCTGACTGAGCGATTCTAGCGGAGTCTGCCGTGTCCTCAGACATAGCACGAGCGAGGTAAAGTACGTGTTTTGTTATTGCCTGAATCTCTTTAGCACTCTTACCGCCTTGGGCTAGGACGATAGCTAGGTCAGCTACCTGCTTAGCTGTAAAAGCTGTCTCTTTACCCAGCCTAGCAATCTCATCTCTAACGCCTTTGAACTTGTTCCCGTCGAAGGCGATACCAATTTTAGCAGCTAGGTTTCGGAGGGCATCATCATATGCAGCAGTTTCCTGCATCAGCCTAGTTAGTCCGAAAGCCATAGCTCCGGTTGCTGCGGCACCAATCATGCCGAACCTCTTAGCGGCACTAGAGAGTTTGTTTAGGCTTAGTGTGGCTTTTGATAGACCTCCGGCCATGTTGTTCTTAAGGGACAGTATTACGTCGACTCTTGACTTAGCTCTAGGCATAGCCTATCTCCCGTATATTCGATTGAATTTCTTCAATGTTGGCTTAACTGTGATGCTCGCATAAGGTCGAGCAACGTACCTAGCAGATGACCATTGGGTTGGGTACTTACCGCCATTCCCTGTGATTCTGCTCCACACGCTTTGTACTTCAGCGGTGCGGTCTGTTGATAATGTTTTTACTTTTCCGGTTCCGCCAAACTCAAGCATCTCAGGGATGTTGAATCTACTGTTCTTAGAACCTTTTGATTTGAATTGTTTAGGTCCGATTGCGTATGTGTCTGGGTCTAGCTTAGTAAAGACAATCGTCCTGATACCCCATTGCCTACCCTTCGTGTGGTAGTGGGGAGCTTTTGGTGGCTTAGAGCGAGTCCTCATTGTTGAGGTGACTCCCCTCTGAGCATTCCTGCCTGAGAATCTAGAAGGCTTCTTCTTAACAGAACCTTTCTTAAATCCTCGTCTCATTACAGTACGACAATAAGCGGCGGCCCCCCTGAGGTACTTTCGGGCTTCCCGAATTTCACCTTTTGCGAGACCGTCGCTCCATTGCCTGATACTGCGATTTGACAGAGCCATCCGTCTACCTACACCTTTATAAGAAGGCATGGTTATTGATATTGAAACCTTGACACCTTTTGGCATCAAGTTTGGTTTCTTCATTAGACTAGACAGCATGTCATCTCCTACTTCTGTGGGAATAAGTGTTTAAGACTACGCATTGCAGACTTAGTTTCTACCTTCGTAGCTTTCTGTGGCTTATCTATCACGGAGAACTTATCGAAGTGCTCCTGCTTAGTATCCTTACTGCCAACAAACTTAGAAAGTGTTAAGAGCTGGAACGAAAGACGTTCCCATCTTTCACGCTCTGCGCCCTCCCTCATGAGAAGTAGTTGCCAAAACTGAAAGGACCAAGGCTCTACGCCTACGGCCCCAGCAGATTTGAATAGGAACTCCTCGACCTCAATAGCAGTTAGTTGCTCTCCATCTCCTTCTGAATCGTCTGTTCTAACTTGCCCATCATCTCTTCCTTGTTCCGAAGAGTCTCCGCTGCCACTACTCTCCCCAGCTCGTTCAGTCCCTCGTTCGTCGCGTCGACTAAGTTGCGAAGAGCTTCTCTGCGACTGGGATGTGAAAAATTTATGATGGCCTCCACTAGAGCTTCAGCGGAACTTTGCATTGCATCTCCGTCGAATCCTTCATAGAAGTCTTCCATTGAGATACCTTCTCGCTCGCGCTCTTTGTCTGTAAGGATGCCGATTAGCTGTAGAAAGAATGTTACATCTTCCATAGCTACTAGCTTTTGGAGCCAGCTATCGTCATTGAATATGTTTCCAATGTCTACGTTAAGCTCCTGCTTCATTTTCTGGTATTCGAGAACAGTGATGACAAGAGACCAATGACGGTCTTTTGAGTCAATAAATACGTTCTTTGGTAAATCACTCATAGTTAGAATCTCCCCGATTCAAAGTTAAAATTCTGTAAGGTCTTCTTCGATAACTTCCATGACTTCGTCTTGCTCGACTTCAATCACTTCAGCTTGCTTAGCTACATAATCTTGTAGGTCTCTAACAGCTACTCGCCGTGGGAAACCGATAGCCTCTGCCAACTCTTTATTAAGTACGACAATTGTGTGAGGCTGCATCCGTAGTAATGCTTCTGGAATCATATTAGTATCTCCGTTAAAGGAAAAAGATAGCCCACCACTGTGATGGGCTATCAAAGCAGTTCACAAAGAACTAGCTAACAACGTACCACTGTGGGTTTGTTGTAGGGTCAGTTGCTGGAGGAACTGCTGGGCGGAAAGTAACGTCTACAGTGCATCCGTCAGTCAAAGGCTGAGCGAAAGAGTTGCTGTATACGTTTGCCCAGAAAACGAATCCTTCGCTACCAGTTGTAGCAATAGGTCCGTCCATAACAGCGATAAGGATAGGCTTACGAGCCAAGAACTGGTCGCGCAAGTCTTGAATCTTAGTGTCGCCGTTCTCGTAAGTCATCGTCATTGAAGACTCAAGAGTAAGCAAAGATGGGCAGGTTGTCTTGAAGACAGAACGACGGTCAGAAGTATCAGCTTCGTCAGCAGATGCGTCAGTCGTAACGTCACGGGCTACGTCAACTTCGGTCCAGACAGCGGAAGCAAGTGTTCCGTCTTCTAGAGAAGCTTCGTAGTAAAATTTGGCGTCTAAGCCTAGTTCACAACTCATAGGGTTGTCCTTTTACGTTTGTGGGTGTAAGTGAAATCAGTAACGGAGAAGAAGACGTTAGCCTCTCGCAACATTTGAATGTCGTAGACAGCTTCCATTTCGTACGGCATGAGTAGACAAGCCATTCCGTTAGTGATAGTTAATTGCATATTGTTGGGATTAGCCAGATGGTTCTGGATGTCCTCACACAGCTTAATAGCCGTGTCGTAATCGCCTTCTGAAGTACAAGGATAGTGAAGAGCGACTCCGATACTATAGTCAAGTGTTTCATTGACTCGGTCGAACTCTCTAATCTCTTTGCCTTGTATAGTGACGATTATTTTAGGGTTAGCTCTTAAGTCCGAAGACTTCTCCACTTCAGGGAGAACATGCCGTTCGATTACGCAAGTCCCAAAAGTCGTCTCTTCTAGTTTTGCTTTTACGGCATCCAGTATTTGTATAGCTAGAGCACTCATTATATCTCCTTCGTATGAACTCGATAAACATTTCGTTGTTCACCATGAAAGACATATGGCTCCTCGGCTGCAATGGCTGTTACTTGGAAGGTTAATGGCTGACCATCAACTACTTCGGTTATAACATCATGCCTAGCAGGTCGCGAGGTTTGGGCATCACCAGTGAAGATATAGTCTGCTACATCAATGTAGTAGTCTCTCGACTTGGTGTATAGCGTAGTACCATCGTCTTCATAGGTAATAGAAGAGGAAGTACCAACGGTGGCGACAACCACCTCGGAAGCCTTAAGACCTCGCGAGATGGTTATCTGTGAGCCACCAATGGACTTCTGTGCTTTCCTAGCAGCGTTAAAGGCACGCTTGACAGGATTAGACACTAGCTAATTGCGCTTTCGCTGTTGCTGATAGCGTCAGTTGTGACGATACGGATACCAGCTACGTTGTCAACCATAGGAGCAGGTGAACCAATTACGTTGGTTGCAGTTCGCGACTTGCGAAGTTGCTCTTGGGTCTTCTTGGTCATAATCATGACGTTAGGACCAGCTCCAGCAGGGAATCGCTCAAGAGCTGAGAAAATCAAGTCGTCAGTCAATGGGTTCGAAGCGTCGATGTTGCAGATACGAGCTGTCGAGTAGAGAGCACCGTACTGAGCACCAAACCAGCTACCGGCTGGAGTGTAGTAAGATGGGAAGTGCTTACCAGCGTTGTCCAAAGTGTCTTGGATACGGGTCTCGCCCAACTCAACTGCCATTCCTTCGCCCTTGTAAACCATGCAGTTTTCTGCATCGCTAACACGCATCAAGTAAACTGAGCTTCCGCCAGTTCCGCCAGCGTTGATAACCATTTCAGCAGCAAGGTTGTCTAGGTTTCCGTTGTCAGCAAGTCCGTTGAATCCGCCAGCTTTTCCGCCAACAGTTCCGTTGATGAACTGAGTCTCAAGTGTGAAGAGAGCAGACATAACGTGTCGTCGTCCTTCGCGTGCGATAAGGGCTTCCTTACCACCTTTCTTCCAAGCCTGAGCAACAGCAACGTCGACGTTCCAAGAGAAGTCTAGGTGCTTAAGCTCAAGGCTTCGGATGCTGTCAACCGAGTGGTCGAATTCGCGTCCAGCGTACTCGCCGCGGAAATCCACAACGGGAAGCTGAGTCAAAACGCTGTACTTGTGGAAAAGTCCGTTCGAGGACTCAACAGCAGGAAGCATTGAGATTACAGGTGCGGCTGCTCGTACTTCGTTCAACTCTTTGCCAGAAAGGTCAAGAGCGTCAGATACGAGGTCGGAAATTGTTAATAGGTCATCTGCCATTTTAAAGGCTCCTAAAATAAAAAAGTGTGTGATGCTCACCAACACGAGGTGAGCTAGAAAGTGTTAGGGTTTAGGCAAAGCGAATCTTGTTAGCAAGACCCTTGCCTTTTGCTATTACGTCGTCTTCGTCGCCAACAGAAAGAGCAGCAGGCTCTTCTTGCTGAGCTACAGATAGTTCTTGTCGCAATCGCTCAATCTCTTCTTTCTGAGCTGCGATGAACTGGCCTTGTGCCTCAGAGAAGTTAACTTCTCCAA